GCTGATCCGGCAGGACGAGGAGCTGCGGAAGCAGGAAGCCGAGTGGCGCAAGGCCGACCCTGAGGGCTACCCGCTGGAGAAGCCCCTGTCCGTGCGCTACGAGTCAGGTCTGGCCCTGTGGCGGTTCCTTGGGATCTCCGCTGAGGCGGCGACGCAGCAGCCGTCGCGGAAGGTCTTCGGCGGATCGACGGACGCGCGCGGCAACTACGCCAACCGCATCTCGACCCGCATGGGCGAGGCGGGCCACGCGCCGTTCATCTTCGGTCAGGGCTGCCAGTCGAAGGGCTGGCGTCCGGAGCTCCTGGACCTGCCGGGGAAGTTCCTCGTCGCCTCGCCCGAGCCGGCGAACAGCGAGCCGCGGGTGTGCCGTGCCGAGTACGTGTCGGACGCGGACATCGCCGCGGACGTGTCGCACCTGTACGCGCGGTTCAAGTTCGCCGAGCAGACGCCGTTCCTCCACCAGCCCCGGGCCGCGCAGAATGCTGCGCCGGTTGCCAAGCCGGCGCCGGTGCTGCTGTACCCGGACGGCACGCCGGTCGGGAAGGACGGCCAGCCGGACCTGTGGCGGGTGTTCAAGCAGCTCGGGTCGGCAACGAAGAAGGAGCTCCAGCAGCAGGGCCCGTTCGACTCGCTCGACACCGTCGGGCGTGCGGTCGAGGTCTGGGAGCAGCACGGAGTGATGAAGCGAAAGGAGGGGCGGGCGGAGCGGTTCTTCCTGCCCGGAACCGAGGAGGACAACGCAGCATGAACTACCAGCCCGTTGACCCGGCCGTGATGGCATACCTGCATCGTCTCCACGACGAGGAGCTGCTGGCGTCGTGGCCGGTCCAGCCGCCCGCAGACCTGCTGCCCGCGCTGCGCTCCCAGACCACCGCCGAAGTCGCGCTGCCGCAGTCGCGGATCTTCCCCGAGCTGGCCCAGCCGCCACAGCAGACCGTGGTCGTGCAGCGGTTCGACGTGAAGGCGCAGCGCATGGCCGCGCTCGGGATCCTGCTCCTGTTCGGCGGCGGCGGCATCGACCTGGCCGGGCACGGCATCGAAGCCGCTGGCACCGGGATGTGGGCGCTCGCGGCGATCTTCGTGGCCAGTGCCGTGTCGCGGATCCTGTCGCCGAAGCGCACCGGCTCGGGCAACGTGCACCTGGAGATCAACGGCAACAACAACCGGATCCGGCTGTGACCAGGCGTGGCCTCGGCTACCACGTGGGGAATTGGTGTTGTCGACTGATCGCTGTCGAGTGTCTTGGTGGTGAGGGGTACTACGCGGTCCGGGCTGGCCAGGGTCTCAGCGTCGTCTTGCTCGCAGCTTTGGGGGTTGGTGCGCGATTCGGGATCCGCGAGATCACACGCCGCCGCCGACCAGCGTCGCGGACCGGACCCGCACCCTGGCACTAACAGTGCACACTGATTGGAGGGCTTCGGCGATCCCCCGCGCCGGGGCCCTTCAACTTGCCCGGGACTGCGGCCGGTCTTGGTCTGTGGTGTGGGCGCGGACCATCCACGAGCCGTCGTGGGTGATGCGGTTGGATGGGCGGCCGATGATCTGCATGCCGAGGCTGCGGAACACGGCGAGCCAGGCGTTGGCTTCGTCTTCCGTCTCGGTCATGATCGCGACGCGTGCGCCCATGAGCGCATTGTGACCCGTGCCTCTGACAATTCGGGGCGGATTCACGGAACCGGCAGGCCACCATTGGCGCGTGACGGTCTGTGATGGCGCATACTCTCCGTAAGCCGATCCGTCTCCTCCGCCCCGGGAGGCCGCCGCATGCCCGCACTCACGCCCTGCCCCTCGAAGCACAACGACGCCTGGCGTCGCGCCGAGAACTCCGGCCAGCCCCACGACCTCCAGCCCACCTGGGGCAGCCCCGTGCACTGCCTCGGCTGCCAAGGCCGCGCCTACCACCAGCTCACCGAACTCCCTGAGTTGTTGGCGGCGATATGGCTCGAGGCCATACACGGCACCACCCCCAAGCAAACGGGCACGATCGGCCGCGTCGGACTCTCAACCCCGCCCTGGCCCGGGCAAGCCTCCCGGTTGATGACCGACCGCATCATCGGCGGCTTGGTCGAACTCGAAGACGACATCCGCGAACAGCGCCACCTCGGCCACCGGCCCGGGCGCGGCACCGAAGGACAAACCGCCACCGGCGCGGTCGCATTCCTCCTCGCCCACCTCGAATGGGCCCTCGCCGAGCACCCCGCCGCCGCCGAACCCTACGACCGCGACTCCGCGAACCCCGGCAGCCAGATCCACCACTGGCACAAGGCCGCGGTACGGTTCACCCGCCGCGACCAGCTACGGGAGCAGATGTCGGCGCCGTGCCCGCGCTGCCACCTTCGCTCTCTGGCACGCGAGGACGGAGACGAGTACATCGAGTGCCGCAACCCCGCCTGTGGGAGCCTGCTGACGGCCACGGAGTACCGCGTCTACGCCGGCGTCGTGGCCGCAGAGACGGTCGATCAGCAGGCGGCTTGACAAGATCCCAAGTGGCTGAAACGCTTCTTGCCGAACCATCATGTCTTCGAAGGCCCCGACCCTCACGGTCGGGGCCTTTCGCATGCCCGAGGAGGTGCCCATGGTCGCCTTCGATGGGGACCTCGCCGAGATCACATGGACGACGAATCAGGCCGCCGAAGCGGCTGGCGTCGAACCGCGGCGAATCCGGGTGTGGGCACACCGCGGGAAGCTGCACGCGGTGAACCCGAAGGCGACGCACCCGCGCTACCGGGCATTGGAAGTGCTGACGGTCGAGGCTGCGATGCGGAAGCACGCTGCCTGACCCTTGAGTTCCCTGCGTGAGCCTGCTTCCCCGCACTGGCCGCAGGGCCGCGTCGCCCGTTTGAGGGTGACGGGCAGGTGCCGCGGTCTGCGGAGGCCGCGGCACCGACAACCTTCGAAGGGGGCCGGCGTGGAGCCTCCCTGCACCTGCGGGCACCCCGTCAGCCAGCACCACGGGCGGGCCGGGCAATGCCGGGCCGTCGAGGACGGCTCCCGCTGCACCTGCCAAAGCGTCGACCTGGACGAGGCCGAGTGACCCAGCACGACGACGGCAAGCCCGACGACAACTGGCGGGCTCTGGACGCCCCCTTCACCCCACGCGCCGAATGGCAGCCCATCCCCGGCACGTGCTCCCGCTGCGGCGCCCGCGCGTGGCTGGGTGAGACGAAGTGGTGGCACGCCAGCGGCAAGACCTGCCCCAGCCGCCGCCCCGCCGAGTTCCTGCCCGACCACTTCTGACTCCCGGCGCCCGGCGGCGTGCCGGGCCAGGGTGCGCGCGGCTCCGAATCCGGGGTTGAGCCGCGCCCACCGAACCCTCACCCTCCGGAGCGTCATGTCCCGCACCCGCATGCGCGCCCTCTTCGCGGCGCTCGCACTCATCCTCGGCATCCTGCTCGCGGGCGCTTCCCCGTCGACCGCGACCGGAACACCCTCGGCGTGGCAGCTTCCCGCCGGGCTCGACCTCCACGACGGCATGGTGGCCGACTTCGGCGGAACCTACTACGCCTACGGCACGTCGTACTCGTGCGGCTACCAGTGGTACGTCTCGAACACGCCGTGGTGCGGGTTCAAGGTGTCGACGGCGCCGTCCCTGTCCGGGCCGTGGTCGACTCCGCAGCTCCTGTTCGACCCGAACAGCGCCGACCCCTGGACCGGCCAGACCTGGCAGGTCGAGTGCGGAAGCACAGGTCAGGGCTGCTTCAACCCAAGGATGATCCAGCGCACCGGCTGGGGCTCCAACGACGGCGTCATGATCCTCTGGTTCAACAGCCCGCTGGACTGGTCGACCAACCACGCCAACGCCTACAACGCGATGGGCTGCACCGGCCCCGCCGGACCGTGCGGCCCCGGCGCGCCCGGACACGGCTCCTACAGCAAGCCGTCGCTGAACTTCTGCACCGGGAACGGCGACTTCGGCGTGGTCACGCCGCCGAGCGGCTTCCCGGCGCTGATCTGCACCGCCCCGGGCGACGGCAGCCTGTCGATGGAGCAGCTGAACTGGTGGGGCAACGGCGGATCCACGACCGGCGAGAACAACGTGGCCGGGCTCTCCTCGATTGAGGGTCCTGGCGGCTACTACGACTCCGCGTCCGGCAAGTACGTGATCACGTACAGCAGCCCGGGGTGCGGCTACTGCGCCGGATCCGCGACCGGCTACGCCACCAGCACGTCGCTGCTCGGCACCTACACCGCCCCGTCGAACGTGGCCGCCGCCTCGCCGCCCGCCAACGCCCGCGCGCTGATCTCCGCGAGCTCGTGCGGCGGACAGCCCCGCACTGTCTCGGTGGTCGATGGCCAGCCGTGGCAGGGCATCGACCTCTGGCTGGGCACCCGCAACGAGACCAACGCCGGGGTCCTGTACGAGCCGCTGCAGTACCTCAACCCCAGCAACACCGCAGGCGACGGCACGCCCTGGCAGCCATTCACGCCCTGGACCTGCTGAACCCACACCACCCTCAAGGAGACCGCCATGTCCAGTCCTCTCGATCTTGCCAAGCACCTCGTCGCCACCCTGGAGGCCGAGGCGCACCACGCGCTCGACGTCGCGAAGGAGCTCCTCGCCCACATCGAGGGCAACGCGAAGACCGACGCCGCCGCGCTGGAGACCGAGGCCGTCGCGGACGGCGAGAAGGCCGCCCACGACGCCGAGACCGCCGCCGCCCCGGTAGCGGCCGAGGTGAAGGCCGACGCCGAGAAGCTCGCCGGCGAGGCTGCGGCCGACGCCGCAAAGGCCGTCGCTGACGTCGAGGCCGCAGTCCAGCCCCCGGCTTCCGCCTGACCCAGCCCCCTGCCGAGCCAAGAGGGCGGTGACCGATGCCCGAGCTACCCGAGCACATCGACACCACCGCCATCGCAGGCGGCCAATGGTCCTGGGGCTACACGCTCACCAACCAGGACGGCACCCCGGTCAACCTCAGCAACAGCACATTCGAGTTCGTGATTCGCCCCAACATCGGCGACGTCACGCAACCGGCACTCGTCTCGGTGACCACCGCCTCCAGCGGGCAAGGGCAAATCACGGTCAACAGCAACACCGTGACCGTCACCCTCAACGCTTCGGCGACCGCGCTCCTCGGCCAAGGCCAGCGACCGTACGCGCTCTGGCAGAACCCCGGCCAGCCGACAGCGACACCGTGGGTCGCCGGCACCTTCTTCTCCAGCCTCGTCGCCGCAGCCTGAGGGGGTGCCCGGTGGGTAACGTCACCGTCTCCGCGGCTGGCATCCAAGGCCCGCGCGGGAACACGATCTGGCCGACGACCGGCGCACCCGCAGCATCGCTCGGTGTCGACGGGGACTTCGCGATCGACAACACGGCGTTCGTGCTCTACGGGCCGCGGACTGCGGGAGTGTGGGGCGCCGGGAGGAGCTTCGGCAGCGCGGGCGCGCTCCTCGCCGCCAACAACCTGTCCGACCTCCCATCCGCCTCAACGGCCCGCACCAACCTTGGGCTGGGCGGCGCCGCGACGGAGAACGTCGGCACCACCGCGGGCACCGTCGCGGCCGGGAACGACTCCCGGATCACCGGGGCGCTCCAGGCCGCCAACAGCCTCTCCGACGTCGCCAACGCTGGCGCGGCCAGGCACAACCTGCTGCCGTGGCTGTTCGACGTCACCGCGCCCGCGTACGGTGCGAAGGGCGACGGGCTGTTCGTCACGGACGGCGCCATCACCTCCGGCCAGGCGATCCTCACCTCTCCCAGCAACGGCTTCGGCAACGTCGTCGCGGGCCAGCTAGCGATGGTGAAGGGCGCCGGCCCGACCGGGCAAACCACGCTCGTGACGACCGTGGCGAGCAAGCAGAGCAGCGGTCAGATCACCCTCGCCGCGAACGCCTCCACTACGGTGTCCGGCGCGCTCGTGATGATTGCTTCGGACGACACGACCGCGATCCAGGCAGCGATCAACGCGGCGCTCACCTACGCCGCCGCGCACGGCTCCGCCGTCGTGTTCGTGCCGACCGGCAGCGGCCTCTTCTACGGCGTCGGCGGACCTCTCGTCACCGGCGGCACGACGAAGGGCAACGCCCAGTTGACGCTGGGCGCGCCCGTCGCCGCGACGGCCAACAAGGTCTGTCTGACCATCGAGGGCGTGGGCAACGGGTCGGGATTGCAGCACTGGCAGCAGACCAATCCGCAGCTCGGCGGCTCCACGCTCGTCAGCTTCGGGGTGTTCGCGAACGCGACCGCGCAGACCAACTCGATCAACGCGGGCGGGAACGCGTGCGTCATCGGCGGTCCCGCGCAGCCGGCCGGGTATGGTCAGGCGCCGGGAACGTTCTCGAACATGCTGATCACGCTGAGGAATCTCAGCATCCTGACGACGCACTCCGCCTACGGCCTCACCTACAGTGCCTGCGACTTCTCCGGCATCGCCGAGGCAAATCTCGATCACGTGGCGTACGGTACGACCGGCACCGTCGCCGGCAACGACTACGTGAGCTTCTCCCAGTTCGCGAACGGGCTGAGCATCGGCGTGTTGATGCCCGCGAACGGCAACAACGACAACAACCACATCAGCAACCTGTCGTGTCACGGCGGCTACACGTACGCACTGTTCGCGACCGAACACACCGTCATCGACCGGCTGTGCATCCTGTACTGCTGGTCCGCGCTGTGCATCGTCGGCAGCTACTTCGGCAGCGTCGGCTCCGTCCACGGCGTCAACGTCGTCCAGGCCAGCATCGAGCAGTGCTCGAACATCGTCTACATCATGGGCGCCGGATCCAACGGCATCGGGCCGTGGCTGTACGCGACGATCAGCACCGAGTCCGGCGGCCCCACCTTCTCAGGTAGCAGTGCCGTCGCGATGAACGCCGCGCTTGGCACGGTCACACTGACCGGCGAATTCACAGTGTCGGGCGTCAACGTCACGAACCCGACCGGCTTGAAGATCGTGAACGGTCAGTCGGCGTACCCCGTCACCGCGATCAACAGCAGCAGCCAGACCACCTACACGGTCAGCGTCGTCGACCAGACCATCCTCGTCGACACCACCACTGCAGCCGTGACCGTGACCCTGATCTCCGCCGCGTGGACCCCGAACGAATACCGGCTCGTCAACACCGGCACCCACGCGCTCACGATCGCCACCACCGGCGGGCAGACCATCAACGGCGCCTCCACGCTCGTCCTGTCCAGCCAGTGGTCCAAAGCCACCCTCGCCCCCGCCCGCCCGAGCGGCACATGGGGCTGGTACCAGACCGCCTAGGAGGTGGCCATGCCCCTGGGCAAGCCTCTGGGCCCCGAGAAGCGCGAAGCGGTCCTCGCGGACATCAAGGCCGGCGGCAAGTCGCTCAACCAGATCGCGAAAGAGCACGACGTGGCGAAGGCCACCGTCAGCAAATACGCCAAAGAGGCCGGCCTCACCGATGCCTTTGACCGCAGCCGCACCGAGCAGGCCACCCGCGCCCACGCCATCGACTGCCGCGCCCGCCGTGAAGCCCTCAAGGAGCAGCTGATCGCGGACGCCGAGCGCCTCCGGGCCCGCGCCTGGGAAGAGTACGAGGTCGTCGTCGACAACCGGCAACTCGGCCCGCAGACCATGACCCTCGACCTGCCGCCCGCGCAGGACGTCCGAGCGTTCTACGCCGCAGTCGGCCTCGCCATCGACAAGCACTGCCGCCTCGAGCAGTACGACACCACCGACAGCGCCGCCGACGCGAAGTCCTTCCTCGGCGACCTCGCCGAAGCCTTCGGCATCGCCAACAAGCACATCAACGGCGAAACGCCCGAGACCGCATGACCTGCGGGAGGGATCGTGAACCTCGATTCCCTCCCCGTCTCACCCAAGCAGATCAAGTCGATCGCCGAGTCGCAGGCGCGCATCAACGTGTGGCAAGGCGCGATCCGGTCCGGCAAGACCGTGTCGTCGCTGCTGCGCTGGGCCATATACGTGGCCAACGCGCCACGCGGTGAACTCGTCGTCGTCGCCAAAACCGCGCAGGTCGCGGCCCGTAACGTCTTCGCCCCGCTGCAAGACCACGCCCTGTTCGGGTCCCTCTCAAACCACGTCCACTACACCCCCGGCGCGCCAGCCGCGACGATCCTCGGCCGCCGCATCTGGGTCATCGGCGCGAACGACACCCGCGCCGAGACCCGACTCCGCGGACTCACCGCCGCCGGCGCCTACGTCGACGAAGCGACGCTCGTCGGCGAGGAGTTCTTCTCCCAGCTCCTCGGCCGCATGTCCGTGCCCGGCGCGAAGCTGTTCGCGACCACGAACCCGGACAATCCAGCGCACTGGCTACGACGCAACTACCTGCTGCGGGAACACGAACTCGACCTGCGGACCTGGCACTTCGTCCTCGACGACAACCCGTCGCTCGATGAGGACTACAAGGACTCCATCAAGGCCGAGAACGTCGGCCTTTGGTACCGGCGTCGTGTCCTTGGCGAGTGGTGCGCGGCGGAAGGCGCGATCTACGACATGTGGGATCCGTCCGTGCATGTCGTTGACATCCTGCCGCCGATCCACACCTGGCTCGGCATCGGCCTCGACTACGGCACCACCGCCCCCACCTCCGCGCTGCTGCTGGGAATGAGCAACACCGGCGGCGGCGACACGGGGCAGGAGCCGTGCCTGTTCTTGGTGGACGAGTTCCGCTGGGACTCCCGGCAGCGGCACAGGCAGCTCACCGACGTCGAACTGTCCGGGAAACTCCGCCAGTGGTTGTCAACGGTGCGGTTCCCGGGCACGCACCTGCGCGGGCCTACCCCGCAATACCTGTTCATCGACCCGTCCGCGGCCTCGCTGAAGGTGCAGTGCCACCAGGACGGCTGGAACGTCGCCGACGCCGACAACAGCGTCATGGACGGCATCCGGCTCGTGTCGTCGCTGCTCGCGAGGAAGCGCCTGAAGGTTGCCCGCTCCTGCCAGGGCTGGATCGACGAGATCGGCGGCTACTCCTGGGACGACCGCGCGGCGCTCATGGGCATCGACAAGCCCGTCAAGGCCGACGACCACAGCCTCGACGCCGGACGCTACGCCCTCAAGAGCAGCCAGGGCCTGTGGTTCAACCGGATCCCGCTCGCCGCCTGAGGGGGCCGGGATGCGCACACCGGAGATCGTGGCCGGCGACCCCGAACTGCACTGCTGGTGCCCCGTGTGCCAGATGCCGTCCCGCGTCCGGGTGCCGCTGTACCTCGACGCCGTCGCCTCGACGCCGGTTGCGGTGCTGGAGATATGCCCCGGCTGCGGCACCGGCCACGACCGACCCTCCGTCGCGGTCACTCAGTTGCCGCGCGAGCGCACCAGCCCCTTGGTGGCGGCGGCGCACGCACTGAACCGCTGGGTCCAGCGGCGGCGGGGTCTGCGAGCGCTCGGCTGCGCGCACCGCGACTGCCCCTGGCCCGGCCGCTACCGCCACCAACACGAGATGACCGGCGACGAAGGCCGCTGGCGCTACCTGTTCTGCACGGCCCGACACCGCCGCGGCTGGGCGGCGGACCACCTGATACCGCTCAACATCCCAGGTAGAATGGGGTAGTTGAGACCCCGGCGAGTGCTGGAACACTCCCGGGGCGTGGCCAACCTGAGCGAACAGGCTGACATGTCAGAGCTTACATCTGGCGTGGCTTCGTCCTTTCTGGTCGTCGCCCGCTGCGCAGTTGAGGAATGCACGAACCCGGTCGTGGGGTGGGGATACTGCGCCCCGCACTTCGCCAACTGGCGACACACCGGAGACCCAATTGCCGAGCCAGAGCCGTGGCTGCCCCGCTTCATGATGAAGGTCGGGCGTCGCAGCGACGATGATTGCTGGCCCTGGTTGGGCGCGATCAACAAGATCAGCGGATACGGCTACTTCAACCAGAACGGCCGGACGCGCCTGGCGCATCAGGTCGCCTACGAGGTGGGAAACGGATCGCTCCCCGAGGGGCTGGAGCCGGATCACACGTGTCGCAACCGGCCCTGCGTGAACTGGCACCACCTCGAAGCCATCACGCACCGCGAGAACGTACTCCGTAGCAACGGAGCGTCTGCCCAGTACGCCCGGCGCGAGAAGTGCCCGAACGACCACCCATACACGCCCGAGACCACCCTCTGGACCGACGGCGGCCGACGTTGCGCGATCTGCGCCAGCGGCAAGAAGCAGCGACGCAACCAAACCAAGCGAGAAGCGCGGCGATCGCGCCTCTAAGCGACTGACACGCGGGCCACCCCCGCCCAACGGGGAGGGGGTGGTCGCCAGTGGCGATCGACAACCGCATGGCCATGCTGTTGCCGACGACGAACCGCCCCTGGCCCCCACCGGAAATGAATCCGGTCACGTACCAGTTCCGGGTCTGGGACGCGTGGTGGTCGGCCGACCCGGTCAAGCTGCAGTGGGTCTTCTACAACCTCGGAGCGAACTCGCCGGTCGGCCGAGCCTACTTCGCCACGACCGGTGAGCCCGGCCTGCCGATCCCGCGACCTGGTCAGTTCCGCGGCGGCCTGCTCGGCAGCATCGCGTACACATTCTGGGGTGCCCCCACCCCGCCTGGGGAGAAGCGCACCAAGCTGCACGTGCCGATCGCCTCCGACATCGCCTCAACGTCGGCGGATCTGCTGTTCTCCAAGCCGCCCACTGTGACCGCTTCGAATCCGGCGAACCAGGCTGCACTCGACCAGCTGATGGACGACGGCACTCACGCGAAGCTGCTCGAAGCGGCAGAGATGGCGTCGGCCCTCGGCGGCGCGTACCTGCGGGTCGTATGGGACACCGACGTATCGGACGAACCGATGCTGAACGCCGTCCCGGCGGACTCCGCAGTACCGCTGTTCTCGCACGGGAAACTGATGGGCGTCACGTTCTGGCGCATCATCAGCGACGACGGAACAGAGGTCGTCCGCCACTTGGAGACCCACGCCCCGGGCCAGAACGCGATCTTCCACCAGGTGTACGTCGGGGATCAGACCGACCTCGGCCGGATCTGCCCTCTCACGGACTTCCCGGAGACGGCGAACTTCGCGCAGTACCTGTCCGAGGGCAACGCGATCACGTTCCCGGACATGCCGAAGAACGCCAGCACGGTCGTGTACATCCCCAACATGCTGCCGAACAAGATCTGGCGTGACCTCGGCCCGTCTGTCTCGCCGCTCGGCCGATCCGATTTCTCCGGCGTCGAACCGCTCATGGATGCCCTCGATGAGGCGTACAGCTCGTGGCAGCGGGACATTCGCCTCGCGAAGGCCCGCCTGATCGTGCCGCAGCAGTACCTCGACAACATCGGCCGCGGCAAGGGCGCAGTGTTCGACCCCGACCGGCAGGTGTACTCGCCGGTGTCGATGATGACGTCCAGCGGCGGCACATCCGACATCATGGCGAACCAGTTCCAGATCCGCGTCCAGGAGCACCAGCAGACCTGCAACGACTACATCAACCGGATCGTGCAGGGTGCCGGATACTCCGGCCAGACGTTCGGCGAGTACGACGGCGGCCCGGCGATGACCGCGACGGAGATCCGGGCACGTGAGCGGAAGACGCTGATCACCCGCAACAAGAAGGTGCTGTACTGGCGGCCCGGCCTGCGGGACATCCTGTACGGCTACCTCGCGGTCAAGCAGTCGATCTTCAACGACAAGTCCGTGACCCCGGAGCGTCCCGAAGTCGAGTTCCCCGAGGTCGTACTCCCGGACCAGCTGGAGCTGGCGCAGACCGCCATGGCGCTGTCGCAGGCCGACGCCGCATCGAAGGAAACCCTCGTCAAGATGATCCACCCGGACTGGTCCGACGAAGAGGTCAAGACCGAGGTCCGCATGATCTACGCCGAGACCGGCCTGGACCTGGCCAACCGTGCCCGTGTCTCCCTGGCTCCGCCCATGGGCAGCACGGAATCCCTCGCGGACGAAGTCCAAGAGCTCGCGGACGCCTCCCGGCCGCCGACCGCAGCCGCGCTTCAGGAGACCGGACCCATCGACGAGGAGTGATTCCGCATGGCCGCCGCGAAGAAGAAGACCACCACCATGAAGGCGGACGGCAAGAAGCCGATCACGTTCGAGAAAGGCGGCCTGCACCGCTCCCTCGGCGTGCCGCAGGACCAGCCGATCCCAGCGAAGAAGGTCGCAGCCGCAGCCCGCGGCGACTTCGGGCCCAAGGCCCAGAAGCAGGCCAACTTCGCGCAGAACGTCCTCAAGCAGGGCCGCAAGACCGCCGCGAAGAACCGCGGCAAGTCCAAGTAACCAAGAGAGGGTGATTCCCATGGCGATCGGCGACAGTGGCAAGGCCGTCCGTTCCAGCGTTCCCGGCCAGGGCGCGAAGGACGCGGCCGACCGGGTCGGCAAGCACGTCCGCGGCTCCGGGCCGATGCCCGGCACCGGCGACTGCGCGGGTCCGTCGATGCAGTCGAACCGTCCCGCCCAGCCGGGCGACGCGGACAACGACGGCATGTGATGGCCAGCCCCGACCAGGCGCTGCCGAACCCGCAGCCCAGCAAGGCCGTGCAGTCGATGGCGCCGGGTGCGGGTCCTCGGGACATCTCCGGGGACCTGCAACGCCACCGCGACCAGCCGGACGCCTCGATGACGACGCCGCCGGGCGGCTACCCGGTGACGGTCGGAGGGAACCCGAACGCTCCGGCGGACAGGCAGACCAGCGACGACGGCATGACCGGCGTGGACGTGGCTGCCCCGGGCCCGTACTCGCTGGCGACGAAGTGGGTTGGCGGAGGAGCTGATTACTGATGGCCAAGCAGATGAAGCGGGTCGCGCAGACGAAGAAGCTGCCTGCGAAACAGCCCGTGCCGAAGGGCACGGAACGGGCCGCGTCGAAGACCGGCAAGTCGATCTTCGACAGGGCCGACAACGGGAACCGCAAGCTCAGCAAGGGATGAGGATCGCATGAGCGCCATCGACGTCGCGGCGAAGGTCCGTGCCGCCGCCGTCGCCGCAGTCGACAAGGGCTGCTTCGGTGAGGACTTCGGCGTCGACATCAGCGCCGGACTCGCACAGACGCCCACGGGTGGCTTGGCGGTGCTCTACACGCTGATCCTGTCGACGCGGTCCCCGCTGCTCGGGCAGGGGCCGCTCGTGAACTTCACCCAGGTCGCGTCGCCGAACCCGACGGCTGAGCAGGTAGAGCAGGCCGTCACGCAGGCGATGAAGTCGCTCCGCGACAAGGCGTCGGAGATCCTGACCGGTGGCAACCCCGCAGCCGTCCAGCCCGGGTGACACCCGGGAGGACTACGCCCAGCAGGTCGGTGCGGCTGTCGGGTCGGTCTTCGCGCAGGCCGACCTGGTCCTGATCGCCACCATCGCGGAACTGGCACGGAAGGTCGCCGCGCGCACCATGCTGCCCGTTGTCGCGCGGCGGCGGCTCGCCCGCATCGCGGAGACCGTCTTGGCGACAGCCGCCCCCCGGGCGCGCGCAGCAGCCGGCCAAGCCGCCCAAACCGTAACCCCCGTCGTAGAGCAGGCTGTGCAGACAGCCGAGGCCGCGGTCGAGGAAGCGCTGCTGGTTGCCGTCGCTGCCGCCGACGCGGTCGAGCCGGCCGCTTCGGCGACCGTAGCGAACCTGTTCACGCCGTACCAGCAGGCCGTCGATGGGGCGCTTCGGTCAACGCGCGGCGGCCTTCCCGCTACGTCCCTGTCTTTGTCCCGCGTCCAGGCCGCCCAGAAGGCCCTCGACAGCCTCGCGGAGCAGGGCATCACGGGTTTCGTCGACCGGACTGGACGGCGTTGGGGACTCGCCTCCTACATTGAGATGGCGACACGCACCGCCGTCTCGAACGCGTGGGATGAACACGAGGCGCAGGCTCTGATCCGTGCGGGTGTCGACCTGGTCGTCGTGGGCACGCACAGCACGGAAGGCTCGTGTCCCCGGTGTCTGCCGTGGCTTGGGCGCACTCTGTCGCTCGCCGGAACCACGCCGGGATTCCCCACGCTTGCGGATGCGAAGGCGGCCGGTTTCCGGCATCCGAACTGCCGCTGCTCGTGGGCACCCATCGGGGTCGGCGTCGCCGAAGAGGTCACCAACCCAGTCGAGATCGAGCGCGCCGCCTCGGTCTACCGGGCGTCACAACGGCAGCGCGCGCTGGAGCGCCGCGTTCGGGCCGCAGACCGTCGCGTGGCCGCAGCCGTCACGCCTCGGGCGCGCGCCGAGGCACGCCGTTCCCTGAACGTGGCCCGTGCCGCAGCAGACCAGCACCGTGCCCGTCACGGCCTCGTGATGACCCAAGCCACCGTCAGGCGCCGTCAGCACCCGTTCCGGGCCCGCTGACACCCAAAGACCACCCGTCCCACGTAGGGCGGGTTTCTTCATGCCGGGCCAGGTGCCGAGCGCACACCCGATCGCCCCAGGAGGGCCATCATGTCCGAACTCGCCCCCGAGACCCCGACGCCGCCCCCCGCTGGCGCGCCGGAAACGCCCGCCCCGCAGGCAGCCCCGGAGGCTCCCGCGCCGCAGGCAGCAACCCCCGCGCAGCCCGAGACGCCCGCCCCCGCGGCGACGAGCACCGACGAGCTGCCTCCGTGGGCGCAGCGGGAGCTGAAGAAGCTCCGCGACGAAGCCGCCGGGAACCGCGT